GCTGCCACCCGTGGCCCGCCCACGGTGATCGCAGCTGTGCCGGTGATGGCCGGGGCGCTGACCGTGCCTGCCGCTGCAACCTGCGGCCCGCCCACGATGATCGCGGCGGTGCCGGTGATGGCCGGAAGGCTGACTGTGCCCGCCGCTGCAACCTGCGGCCCGCCCACGGTGATGGCGGCGGTGCCGGTGATCCCACCACCAGGGCCTGCCCCTGTCCCGAGTAGCGGTGCCCGGATGCGCAGCATGTCAGGCTCCTGTCACTGGGTCGCTGTTTCGATGCGCCGCATCAATTCGCTCACCCGGGCGTCAAGCAGGGCAAGGTCCAGAGCTTCGCCGATGGCATAAAATCTCAGGCGTGACGTTGTAAAAAAGGCCGGGGTTCCGCCGTTGTTCGCGCAAAGGACAAAGATGTTCTGGCTGACTGAGGGCGCTGAGGGGTTGTTAACCGTCGCGCTCGTCCCCGCCGCTCTTTGTGTGTATGATCCCGAAGCGGCCCGCGAAAGACCCATGAGCGCAGTTGTGCCCAGAGCCATGCTCGGCCCGGGATTTTCGAGGTCAACGCTGTTGTTAGACACGGTTTCCGTCGTGGTTCCCGACTGCTTGATGATAGCCCTTGCGCCGATACTGCTCCCCGTGTTTCTGCCGGCGAGTTGCCAGTTGGCTTGAATCGTGCCGAACAACGCCATGTGATGGCTGTTCTGCGGATCAGCGTTGACGTTACGGTTCGAGTTGAGATACTTCGAGGTCCCGTTCCCGACCAGACCAGTCCTGCGGTCGTAATCAGCCGCGACGAAGTTGACGTTGGTCGGCGCGGCCCCGACAAGCGGGATCAGTGCGCCGGTCAGGGTGCGCGCTCCGGCCAGAATGCAGCACGCCTTGATCGCGCCCCACGTGCCGTCGACTTTGCAGCCCGCGACAAAGGCATTGATCGCCACCCGGACGGCGCTTTCGGTCGCCTGCCCCTCGGCGCGCCCGACGCGCTCGATATACTCCTGCGCTTCGGGTTCAAGGCGCCGCTGCAACCGCATCTCGTCATACAGGCTGACCCCGCGCGGCATGTCAGGTCACATCCTCGTTGAACGGACGGACGTACAGTTCGTTTCCGCTACCCGCGGTGCTGTTGCCCGCGTTGTTGACAACCGTCATCTGGCAGGGGAACGGATAGAGCCGCACCTTAAAAACCACAACCTTGGCCGAAGCCCCGAATGACAGGGGTTCGGTGTAGATGTCGAACGAGCCCCCCTGATCCGGCGTGTCGGTGCCGTCCCCGGCATAGACGCGCAGCGTGATTGACCCGCCTGCAACGGCGTTCAGCGACCCCAGCTTGACGGTGACAGCAGCGTAAAGATCACGCGCCGCGCTGTTGTCATAGGCAATGAAGGGGCTTTCGCTGCCGTTTGCCCGGCCGTTCAGCGCTGCCGCGGCCAGGTTGGCCGACCTTGTGCTTGGCGTTGCCCATTTTGCGACTGCCATCAGTTGTTCCCCCTTGCAATGCCAACATCCCGGCTTGTGACCTCACCGACACCTTCCAGATCAGCCCACGATTGCGGGCGCTGAAGGCTCGACAGAATGGTGGCCTCGGCCTCGGGCCGCAGGATGCCAGCGTCGGGCGATGCCAGTATCGCGAACAGCGTTGTTGCGGTGATCCGTTCGGCCTCATCCGTGGCGTCAAGCTGCGGCGCGTCATTCCGGTTGAACAGTTCCACTGCCTGCCGCGCGACATTGTGCGCCACATGGCTCGGCGTCGAAGCCGCGTCCAGAAGGGCGATCATCGCCGTCTTCGGGTCTGTCGGGTTTACCTGCGCCTGGACCGGGGCCAGCGTGTTGCGGAACACCTTCGCAATATCTTTGAAGGGCACAACGGCCCAGGTCAGCAAGGCCGGGTCTGGCGCATTCAGCGCGGCGGCAACCTCCGACTCTGCCATCCCGCTGGGAAACTGTGCCACCCTCGCCGCGATCTTCTGTTCGCGCTCCGTCGTCATGTCTCACCTCCATAGGCCCGCCTTGCGCGCGGCCAGACATAGGCCAGCAGCGCCAGCGCGGTGCAGGCCAGCCAGAACAGATAGCCGGCGGACCACTCATCGACCCGGAACCAGCGGCCCGATGGTGTCACGCTCAGCGTCGCGGCGTTCAGCACCGCGCCCAGCGACACGAAACTTGTGTCCTCGACCGTGTCGCTGCCGAACCACTTTTGCCGCCACAGCTCGATGCCCAGGGCGTAGCAGACAGTGACGCCCGCCCAGACCGCCCAGAGGTTCGGCATGCCCACGGGGGTCTGGACAGACACGGCAACCACCGCGTCTGCCACAACCTTGCCCAGGGCGATGTGCCCGACCGCATTCATCAGGGCGTAGTAGGGCTGCCCGGCAAATTTGTCGGGCGTCATCAGCTCGGCCCAGAAGGCACCCCAGACCCGTGCCATCAGCCGGCCGGCTGCGTGTAGGTCACGGACGAGACGGCGACGTTCGCCTCCGCAGTGATCTGGGCAGCCCCCGCCAGCACCGCCTCGTTGATGCCTTCAAAGGCCCAGACGACGCTGCCATCGGCAATGCCGGCGCCGGTGCCGGTTGGCCCGCCGGACGCGGCGCTGGTGCCTGCGGTGGTGGCCACATAGGTGTTGGCCCCGTTCGACACCCGGTCGCCCACCGCAAAGGCGGTGGAGGCCAGCCAGACCAGCGCGGCCCGCATCTGCACCACCACCGTGGTGGTGTCGGATTCGATGATCCGCGCGAAGGTGGGGCGGCCGGTGGCAACGGCCACGGCGGCGGTCAGCGCGTTGGCCGTGGCCCCCCCCGCCGAGGGCGCGCCAAAGGCGGTGGCGGCCATCGGCAGGGTGGCCAGCAGCGTGTTGCCGGACAAGGCGGCGTTGGCATCGGCAGGCGGCGTGCCCGAATACAGGCGCAGGCTGCCGGTGTTGGCGCGCACAGTCACCGCATCGGCGGCGCGGTTGCGGTTGGTGGTGGTCAAAGAAGCCATGGTGCAGTCTCCGTTTGTTGCGGGGCAGGCGTCATGCCGCCCCCTTCTTTGCGTCGAAACTGGTGATCAGCCCGGACCCGGTCAGGCTTTGGATGACCCGGGTGATCTGCCATTCGCCGATCAGCTCGGGGCGCAGGCCCGGCCCGGCCAGCTGGGTGGTGGCCCCGGCCAGCAGGCCCGGCTCGAACCCCGACAGCCGGGCGTTGCGGATCGTCATCGCAGACCGCGCGGCCCCCGAAAGCGCGGCCTGGGCGGCGCGGCGCGCCTCGGCCTCGGCCTGGTAGACGTGGCGCAGCACGCGGCGGGGCGTGCCGCTGCCCACGGTGATGCGGTTCAGGGCACCCCCGGCGGTGTCGCACCACTGCGCCTCGACCGCGCTGTAGATCTCGCGCCCGTCCAGCGACCAGTCGTATCTGGTCAGCCGGGCTGCGGTGATGACCGGCGGGGTCAGCACATCGCCCGCCGCCGTTTTCCCCTCGCCCCGCCGCTGCACGATCAGCGCGCCACCGGCCGGTTTCGCGGTGGCGTCCAGCGTGCCCGCGATCCGGGTCAGGAAGTTCAGGTTCGACTCGGCGGTCTGCGCCAGATAGCCCCAGGCGGCGCTGGACAGGCTTTCGCCCACCACCGGCTTCAGCCCGGACTCGCCCGCGATGGTGCGCACGATGTCGGACAGCGTCTTGCCTTCCCAGGCGCGGGTGCGCGGGCTGCGGATATCGCCCTTCAGGTCCGCCGCCGTGCCGGTGATCCGCATCGTGCGGTCGGGGCCGGTGCCGCCGACGCCGGTCACCGAAAAGCTGCCCAGGAAGGCCAGCGGCCCGTTGGCAAAGCCCAGCGACACCTCCAGCGTGGCGTCCATGTCGGGCGTTTCGATGCGCCCGTCGCGGTCGTCCAGGTCGATCACCACCTGGTCGGCGGTGCCGCCGTCATTGTCGGTCACGGTCAGCGCCAGCAGCCGGTCGCCCACCGCGCCCGAGGCATCCTGCCCGCCGACGATGATCCGGAAGGCGGGGGTCATGTCCGCCCCCACAGCCGGACCTGCCCGGCCTCGACCGGGGCCGCGACCACCGGCAGGGTGATCAGCACGCCCGCCGCGTAGACCGGGCCAAGGGCGGCCAGGCCGGGGTTGGCGGCCAGCACGGCGGGGACCTGTGCCTCGGTCCCGTACTGCGCGCGGCAGATCGCATCCAGCATGTCGCCATCGGTGGTGTGCCAGGTGGTCATGCCCGGTCCCCCCCGTAGGCTTGCAGGCGGATGCTGAATTCGATCCTGCGCGGCGCGCCATCGGCCAGGAAGACCGATTTCGTCTCGCTGACAGTGACGATGGCCCAGCGCTGCCAGACAAAGCCCAGCCCGTCGACCAGCATCATCGGCGCGCCCTGGCGGGCCACCGCGCGCATCAGGTCCATCTGGCGCAGCCCGCCTTTGAAATGGGGGTAAATCACCCCTTCAAGGGTGATCTCTTCGGCATCCGGGCCCATGAACTGCAGCGCGGGCGCGCGCCCCAGCCGGTCCTGTTTGGACCAGCGGTAGGACGCATCCCGGGTGAAGGTCTGATAGTTCGCGCGGTTCACGCCAAAGCGGAACGTGCCCAGCGCCATCATGATGGTGCCCAGGTTAATCGGCATGCAGCCCCCTGTCGTCCAGATAGGCCCTGATCTGCGCGGCTTCCGAAAGCTGGCGGCGCACCTCGCGGGCGACCGCCTCGGGCGACTGGCCGGGCGCGGCGTTGACGGTGATGCCGCCCACGTTGACATTGGTCGACGGTCCGTTCGCCGGGCTGCGCAGGCGCAGCGGGGCGGCGGGGCCGGTAAAGGCCGCAGTGTCGTCCATCGCCCCGGCCATGCCGCCGTAGCCGCTGTCACCGCCA